TTTCAAAGTCAACATTCTTAGACATTCTTGACCTCTGCTGATGATTTACGTAGTTGTTCCAATGCGGCTACAACGTTTGGAGTTTCTTCCCAACTCCATTCTTGATTGTGTTGATCATTTTTCTTTTCGATCTTATATGTTCTTAAAGTCAAAATTTCAGCTCCGCAAACTTGTTTTTAAATTTACTCTCAGAGCTATCATACTCTTCTTCTTGTCCATTGTCAAGTACATCTTCCTGTGCATTCTGTTCTACATCATACA